TAGGTCATCACCTCCCAGGTCATCTCCTGCACGTAGGTCACCATCCCCAGCTCGTAGGTCATCACCTCCCAGGTCATCTCCTGCACGTAGGTCAGGCGAACCACGATTTTTTGATTTGTCAAATGGTAATGATTATATTACATACGAAAAGGAAAAAGAAATGTATGAGAGTGGTCTAAAAAAATATATACTTGAAAATAGTCTAAGACATGGTGATATCATCTATATAGGTTCTTCAATCCAGTCTAGACCAGAATATGGATATTATTTCGTAGATATTAGAAAACCTAATAGAGTCATAACAAATGAAGGTTTATATGCAATAGACCCATACGACAATGAACTTTATGATGAAGTTATGGATAACTACATACAAATGTTAGGTTCTCCTATCGGTCTTTCATATCATAACCTTAAACAAAAAATATTAGATCATTTAATATTAATCACAGGATATTAATCATTAAATAGACAATTTGGATATTTTTGTTCAAACAAACATAAGTCAATTCTAGTTATATAACAAATTGTTATATAATTTAATAGTTAATTTACATATTACAAAAATATTCATACTCACTAGGAGGAGACTTATACCAACCTTTCATCTTTAGATTCTTCAGAGCCTGGGATGCTGCATGTTGTTGTGCATCATTTTTTCTCGACGCTACCCCTGTACCTAATAGTATCCATCCAGGTTGTGGTTGATATGTCACATCAGAAGGTTTATCACCTAATTTTATCTTTATAGGTTTACTATGTGGATTATTGGGTGGTATCTGGTACACATATGATTTTGTAATAGCAAACTCTTGACCTTCTTCCTTTTCTCTCACCTCAATAAATTGCCACTTACCCAATTCCTTATACAAATCAAAAGTCTCCTTTATACGAGTCTTTGCATCATATAAATCCTCATACTTTAATGATATGTCAATCTCATCATACACTGATTTCAATATATCATATACAATTGCATACCCAACACCAATTCTCACATACTTATCCAACAAATACTCTGTACAACCAATAAAAGACTCAAATACATCTTCTAACAAATCCTTTTTATTTGTATTTCTATAATATACATTACGTTCCGTACCTTCTGATAACGCAGATATGTAAGGCCAAAAACCTAAATTCTCTGCAACCGGTGCAAACATCTCTCGTGAACCATAGTTTATCTTTATACGTGCAGCAACCTTGACACCTTCTGTACAATCCAGTTGTGGAAATCGTCTGTATATATACCAAACAAGAAACTTGTTTGCAGTAACATCACCGATCTGTTCAAACCTCTCGTAATTATTCTTCTTATCTAGATAAGAAGAAGTAAAAGCGTAATCATATTGTTGTAGTGATTGTTCACTTGTCAATATGTCTACATATTTTTTCTTTAATCGTCCTCTGGAGAGTATTTTTGTTATCATACTCTTGAAAGCTTGACCTCGTACACCGTTGTAAACGTTCATTGTCATTTGTTAATTTTCTTTGATTATTTTGATTATAAATCATTTTTATATCACTCCGTATTATATTCGTACATCATGTACTTGTTGATTCAAAGTAAGTTAACCATCTGCATAATGTAAATCAGCTACTCCCTGATTCCAAGCAAGTCTACCATCGTCTTGATTATCACCAAAATAAAGTACATAGTATATTCTATGGGATTCTAATGTTCCTTCAGTTGTTGTTTCAACTTCCCATGATATAGTATTAACGGCTGATATATTATTGGGATGTGAACTATGAAAATAACGTCGATATTCAGAAGTCTCAAACTCAAATTCTTCAGTTTCTACATTACTAGGATAAAAGAAAAATACATAATAAGGATTAGTGATACGATCATTTAAAATTCGTTGACATGTTTCTAAATTTTCTAGATTATGTCGAAATCCGTCAAACTGATGTATGTCAATGTAAGGATTGTTATTAAACCAAAACAGGTCTCCTTCATTATATATTCTTCTTCCTTGATACCTATAATATCGTCCTCTGCGAAAAGCTCGGTAAGCGTTTTCTAATATTGTATGTCTGGCTTCATTACGTCTGTCTAATGAAATATTACATTGTTCGATTCTTCTTCTTATGTCAATATTTTTCATATCATGTAAACATTCCTGACATCCCGTCTGATTGAAATTTGTAACCGTTCCATCATCTTCCATTGTAGCTTGTGTGTTAACAGGATGAAAGTAATGTCCTGGAACATTTTCTCGACCTTGTTGTTCCCTCTCATTAACATAATCGTCTTGTATTGTATTACGTTCCATGTTTATTATTAAACTTGTTAATAATAAATAAGTAATTTATCGTTAATCTATAATTTAAACATGTCTTTTATTTTGGATAACTTTTCATCTTTTGATTTAATCTCTACTTTCAATTGTTCGATTGTTTGTTTAGATTTTTCGAGTTCTTCCTTTACAGTTTTATATTTGTTAAATAGATTGATTATTGTTATGTTGAACTTCTTAGTGTCACTTATAAAGTCAATGAATTCGTCTGTAGTCGTCTTTTCTTTGACTCTCTCTACCTCTTCTGTCTCCTCAACCTCTTCTACCTCTTCTGTCTCCTCAACCTCTTCTACCTCTTCTGTCTCCTCAATCTCTTCAACCTCTTCTGTTTCCTCAATCTCTTCAACCTCTTCTTGTTCTTCTTGTTCTTCTACCTCTTCTACCTCTTCTACCTCTTCTACCTCTTCTACCTCTTCTACCTCTTCTACCTCTTCTACCTCTTCTGATTCTTGTTGAATAAGAGATTCATCTGGTTTAAATTTATACTGATTACATAATTCCAAAGCATCTTCATCTAATGAAACAAGTTCATCTTTAACTAATCTTCCAATGACAACCTGTTCCTTACGAGATTTAAAAACAAGTGTTGATTCCGGATGCCAAATAGTATTATATTTTGGAAGTTTTTTCATAGTAATTTTTCGTTTACTCATATTTGATTTATTTCATTCCTAGTAGTCTTTAAACAAATTCACTTTTATTTCAAAGTATTTATTTACAATTGAACCGAGAATTTGTTCAGTGATTCTATGTTATTTTTTATACGTTCCATACAGACATCTGCAGCTTGTCTATGTTTTTTCGGTTTAATAAGGATACTATCTATCTCATACATAACTTCTTCGTATCGATTAGATGCAACCTCATGTTCCACATACTTTGCACCGTATGCCAAAAAGGTATTTAATGCAGTAAGTGAACCTGTTATTAGATATCCTGTTGATGATATTAAAGGATAATATTCGTGATCTTCACCAAAGTATTGTTGTGTGAAACCCATAAAAAGTGGTATTAGAATAGCAGGAATGCTCATTACATAATAACACCGTTTTCTCTTCTTTGCCATTTTTGAATGAGCAAGAGATATATCTTTACATAACTCCATCCAATCTTGAAGTTTTTTTTCTAGATTCGAACTCCATTTCATTTCAACTCTATCGATATCTGTTGAATCACTTATAATCCGAATCTGTTCTTCTTCCGATATTGAATCGATATGAACTTGTAGATTTTCAGACATTATTTATATTACGAACGAATATAAATATGAAGTTTTTATAATATATGATAAGACATTTATAGGACAGGGAAACCAAGGGCACCACCACTGATACGAATCACGTTGTTGTTGACTGCGGTCACAATGAAAACATATTTTTGATTATCGGCGGTTGCAGCGTTTACACAATCTAGTGATGGAGTGGCAACAATCGAGACGTTTGTGAGTTTACCGTAGTTGGTAGAACCCATAGGGTCTAAAGCACAGAAGTCAAGAGAGTAAGAATACATGTGGTATCCAGTTTCTTGTGGGATAAATGGTGCGTGATAGTAAGGATTTACCAAAGAGAAGTAATCGGAACCCATTTGTGCAAGACGGTTCGTGTTTTCATAAACAATAGACGTCTCCTTAATAGGATCAACAGCGTCATTGTCAAAGTTGCAGTTACCATTAGTATCGGTTGCAGGAGAGGATACTTTGTAGTTTGACCATTCGGCTCTGTGTGTGGAGTTACGCACGGCAAAGAAGAGAACCTTGATAGCATGAGCGAAACGCAAATCGAAAGAAGTTCTACCTGAATCAGGGTTGTATGTAGAAACATTCATCGTTTGAACTTGTTCAATCAAGATATTACGAGGTGCACAAGCCATACGTTTACGTTCTTCATTTGATACAATTGCATAGTTAGCCCAGACTTGGGATTTGGTGATGTGAACATTACTATTCTCAAGATGAGTAGAGGTGTTCAAATCTTTAATTAAGGGGGTACCACCATTATTCAAATCGGTCACAATCAACAGCTCATCCAAAGCCCTAAATTGGAAGTTGATACGCATTTCATTGTATGGAAGTGCGGCAGTTGGAAGAGCAACACCGGAATCACGGGTGAAAAAGAAAGGAAGAGGCAGGTTAAGAGTGGTTGCAGGTAGAACATCGGCATTTTGGTTCAAATCATCAAAATCACCAATCATGTTTTTATATCCACATCTTTTTCCAGCAGGGACGGTAAATGCCGACCAGAAATCAAGATGATAACTATCAAATCGTGCAGCAATCAAGTCGTTAAAAGTAATAGTAGCTTCCCTTACAAGGTTGTGCATAAGGTTTTGACACCAGCGAATCTTATGGTCAGAAAGACTAGACTTTATCTTGACTTCTGGAATTTCGACACGGAGCCAAGTGTGAAGGAGATAATCACCTGCACGGGAGATAGACACAGACCAATCATTACCGAAATCTGCTTGTCCCGAAGCGTTCGAAAGAACAACAGGGACTTGAGTAAACCAAGTAGATCTACGAGTTTGACGGACGAAATATGCAGTAGCGTCGGAAGAACCATACATATACTTTTCGAGTTCATCGAAAGTTGCAAGATCAATAAAACCAGAGGTTACGTTAGAACCAATAATCGCGTTAGACATTTTATATTACGTAAATATTTTTTTTTTTATTAATAATTAAAATCTTTAAGTGTATATTAGTTAATTAAAATTTAAAGTACACATTAAAATTATTAAAGACTTGATGTCGATAGATATTTTAGAAATTGATTCCCAAATTCGACGTTTTTTATGTAATGACAACGGTATGTATAAATCTATTGAGAATAGATTAAATCAAATCGATAAACTGTTAAAGGACAGTGTGAATATTATCACAAAGACAAAATTATTACAGAGTAGACATTTTCTGTACACATATAACACTAAAATGTTTAATAATAGTATTTTATTCTTTTACATTCTCGATACAATTCAATATATAGAAAAATACAAGCAAATCATATCCGTGCCAATCAAGGTTAATTTTATGGGAAAAAGAGTATGCATGGATAACAGTAAAGACAAGGATACTATCGTCAATCGATATGTGAATATCAGTAATGGATATATAAAAAATCTAAACATTCCTATCAATATAACGGTATGTAAACAGGTGGATAATGTATCATGTCACAACTGTAAATCGAATGATATTACCGTTAAAGATTATGATTTTTACATATGTAATAATTGTTTTTCATTATTGTATAACACAGTTGTTAATACGTCTTATACGGATAGTAAAAGAGTAAATATACACACACGTTATACGTATATCAGACGGACACATTTCAAAGATTGTATTATGCAATTTCAGGGTAAACAAAACATTACTATTCCAAAACAAGTCTATAAGAGTTTAGAAAATGAATTGAACATTCACTATCTCTTGGTAGGTACAAAAAATACACCTAAAGAAATTAGATTTAAAAATGTTACAAAGAAACATATCAGTATATTCCTGAAAGAGTTGGGATATAGTAAACATTACGAAAACATCAACCTGATACATTATAATATGACAGGTAAGAAGCCTCACGATATATCACATCTAGAAGAAATTCTTCTTCATGATTTTGATATATTGACAGAATTATACGATAAACGTTTCAGTGATAGTAATCGTCGTAATTTCATAAATATACATTATATCTTATATCAATTATTACGTCGACACAATTATAAAATCGACACCGATGATAAAATCATTATAAAGACGATTGAACGAAAGTATTTCTATGACGAGATATGTAAACAGTTATTTGAAGAACTGGGGTGGAATCATTACCCTTATTATTGACTCATTCTATATAATCACCTGATTATATAAATTAATACAATAGTAGTATAGAATTACATTTTCTTGCATCGAGATGTTTTTGGGTTTCTGACACGAGGGGACTTACACTTTTTGCTGCAACTACCTTTAGCAAGACGTTCATAACCATCTTTACACGCTGGTTTCGGTTTGGATGAGTATGTTGTTCTGGAACTAGTGACATTGACTCGTTTTCCATCACGAATGAAAAACTTGCTTCCATCTCGTTTCCTCTTGTAAACTTTACGGTAAGTTTTACCGTCTTTGACAAACATTTATTTAAATCTATAAAAATATTTTTTAAAAAAAATATCATCGAAACGAATGTGTAATGTAAAGAAAGTTGAGTATATGCAAATAAAAAATAAAAAAAAAATATGTTATAATAAATGTCTAACAATTTTAGAAGTGTTAAAAGCGTTGCCGAACAATTATCTGATTTGACCGTAACAAATGATGTAACTGTTCGTCAACGTCTCTATGTGAAGGACCTCATTGCCACACGTGTATTTAATCTCCCTGATGGAAAAACAATTCAATCGAAAACTTTTACTTTCGATGCACCCCACACCACCGCCAACGTCATCACAGGTGCGTCATTAGATGCAACTAAGGATGCAACAATCGTTGCTGCTGAAATAACTCATGATGGTACTGTTAGCGTTGATATTGGTACGGGTACGGGTACGACTGCGGATGCTACTAGTATTTTCGCTGCTGTACCGTCAGGAACTCGACGTGTATCGAGTGCCTTTTCACAAACTCTTGGTTCTAGCGGTTCACCAGTGACTGCGACACTAACTGCTGGTGACGAGTTGGTTGCTAAAGCATCTTCTGGTACCAGTTCTGTCAATGATGTTGAACTTACAGTCCACTATTATCTTGACTAATTTTTTTATATTATATTTTCAATTCAAAAATATAATTATTATAATAATAAAATGGCTAACAATTTTAGAAGTGTTAAAAATGTGGTAGAACCATATTCTAATTTGAGTACAGAAAAAGCTATCGTCTTTGGTAAAGTGAATAACTCGATACAAGTAGCTGGTAATACTCTTCCTGGAGACAAACCATTCAAAGTTA